TGTTCAACCTCGGTCTCGGCGATAGCGTAGGTCGATTGGGCCTCCTCTACCGCGAGGTCAGCGTTCAGCTTCTCGCCAATCTCGACCAGCTTGGCCTCAAGGTCTTTCTCAATCTTCATCAGGTCGCTGCGACGAACTTCCTGCTCGAGCGTCAGGTCGGCATTGGAGTCCGCGTCAATCTTCGCCAGTTCGCCTTGCAGCTTGGATTGCAGAACACGCAGGTCGGCCTCGGCCTTCATCTGAATCTTCTGCATCTCTGCCTGAGACTTCTGCTGGGCTACCTGTGCCTTCAACTGCTCAATCTGGAGCTTGATTTGACCCTCTTGGGCCTTGCCGTCGTCCTTCTCGCCCTGCTGGGGTGCCTTCATGGCCATATCAATGGCCTTATCCATAATGCCTTCAAGGTATTCACTGCCCTTGAAGCCTGCCATGCCCCATTTCAGCATTTCCATCAAAACGGGGAGGGAGCCTGGCATGGCTTGGGCTGCGGCTTGGGCGGACTGGATGTATTGGGCCATTGCCATCAGGAATTCCGTTCGTTCGGACTTCAACTGGGCATAATCCACCATCGCGATGCTTTCGGGCTTGATATTGACCCTCCAGCGGCATTCTGGGGACTTCATAAGCTCAATAGCGGCTGGAACCTTGTCTTGGTCGGCCTGCGGGATGAATGCGGCGCTGGATTGCCTCATTATCGTCGCCGGTTGGAAGTGCTTGCCGATAATTTCGGCTTTCAGGCCCTCCAATTCACTGGCAAACCGCGCAAAGTCGTCCTGAAGTGCCTGTAATCGGATTGAGCCGAACTTTGCCTTCAGTTGGTTGGTGCCATCGGAGGTATATTGGTCGGTATTCGCCCCACGGATGATGTCAGACATCCCTGTGACCTCATAAAGCTGCTCCTTGCGCTGTTCCTGTATCTGGGTCAGCACCATGAGGGTCTGAACCACATCCTGAACGGGGAACCAGTCAATCTGGCCCTTCAGTCCACCCTTTTCGGCGAACATGGCCCAGTTATCCACAGGAATCAGGTCATTTTCGACCCCCTCCTTCAGCATACGGCCCACGGAATCCCCTGCGGACTTGTCATAGACCCCCACAACCTTCACCGCACGGGTAATCGTGCCGATTCTGGACTGCAATTCGTCAATCTCGTTATACAAATCCTGCGCGAAGGTGTAATCCCCCTTGGGGATGAACTGGGTGGTGGTGATATTCGCCATCATGGGGCGCGGCATGGGCCAGAAGCCCTCCAGTTGGAGGGGGTCGTCGATGGCGTCGAGGATGATGTCGATTCCCTCGGACCACCAGAACACCTTTCGCTCTGCCTTATGCCAGATTTCCCAGATTTCGGCCTTCTGGACGTTGTTTTTCTGGTCGGTGTCGTAGGTTTCGTCCTTGTTCTCGGTCCCTGTGGGGAGTTGGTTCTTGAACTCCAGAGAGGAAGCCTTCTTCTTGCCGAACCGCTGAACTGCCTCATCCTTGGTCAGCCAGGCGCGGAAGGCCATCCACGGCATTTCGGCCCATGTGCGGCACCAGCCCCAGCGGAAGTCCTGCCAGTGGACGTAATCAATGGGTGCGTCCTCGGACTGAATCTGCTCAACCTCAGTAGGCTCCAAGGTCTGGGGGTCCAGCATGGGGACTTTGGCGGTCTGGACATCGTAGCGGACCCGACACAGCCCGAGGCCGGGTAGCAGGCGGTCCTGAAGGGCTGATTTAATCGCGGTGGGGGTATCCTCACCCGAGGCTTCGACATCGGCTTGGAGCATCCGCTGGTACAGCATGGCGGCAATGCGGGCGGTATCGTCGGTAGGGTCATCGAACTCCCGTTTCACATCAATCTGGGGGGTTCGCCCGAACATCATTTCCTGTTTGGTCGAGACATTCGTGTAAAACAGATTCAGCTTGGAGGGTGTATCGCCACGGAAGCCATCAAACACCTGTGAATCGTTCTGACCCCTGCGCTCATCCAGATAGCGGTTGTTGATTTCATTGCCCTGCTTGGTGAACTTGCGCAGGCGCTTCTGGGCAGCCTCCATCTCCTTCACCCAAAAGCGATGCCACCCTGTTGGTGACTTCTGCTTGGGCTTGCTTGCCTCATCGGCATCCGAGATATTTGTTACTTGGGCCATGTGACCTCCTAAATGCGGATGATGCCGCTTCTGCCTTTGCTTTCGCGTTCAGCGAACAGGTCGTCGAGAGTATAACCCCTGCCGAATACTTCACCACCCCTGTTACCCACGGCTTTAGCTTGTCGCGGTGCCTTCATGGCGGGTCTTGGCTGGGAGTCTTGGGCAACGAGGGCGAGATAGCGGAAGCCATCAGCACCGTTGGAGGCCCAGTCGTGTACGGGGGTGTCGGAGAAGGAGTCGAGGGATTCGTTGTAGTTGCGGCGGTATCCGCGCAGGCAATCAATGCCCCGTTCGCAGTTGACCTTGTTTATCTTGCAGTGGGGGAGAATCATCCTGACCGCATCAATGCCGTGCTGGATGGACAGCTTGGGGGTCATTCTCACGGGGTAGACAAACCCACCGTCATACAAGTCGGGTCGGATAGAGCTTGGGACACGGAACTGCTCCATCGTACTGCGGCGCGTAGCGAGGGTCTTGGCCCTTGAATCATGGGGTAGCCAGAGGTGCTTGAACTCATACGGCTTGGAGGCCAGCATCTCAAGGTAGTGGTCAACATGCACCCCATCGGCCTCGTAGTAGTCGATGACGTTGAATCCACCTTCGGGGTCGGGCTGCCAGAACCACCAGGCTGTTGAGTCACGTAATCCGAGGTCTGCGGCGACCTCCACTTGGTAATCGGGGTTGAACAGGTCATGTTCGACCATCTGGCCGTCCTGTTCGAGTTTATTCATCAGGTCGGTATAGAACGTGCCGGGTAGGGCGGCATCGAAGTCGCACTCCATCTCCTGCGCGTACTTCTCGGGTGCCATCCGCTTCTTCAGGCTTTCAAGGCGGTCAGCGGGGAGCAGACCTGTCTCGGAGGCGCGTGACATCTGGTAGAACCACTCGTCATCGTTCTCGGCGTCATTCTTGTAGTGGTAGAACTGATTACGCCCCTTGGCGGTGCCGATAATCGCCAGCCAGCCATCCCTATCCGCAAGGCAGGGTAGTACGACCTCACCCATGAGGGAGGGCTTCATGTCCCCGAACTCATCCAGCACAATCCCATCGAAATACAGACCCCGCATGGCATCGGGGTTATCCGCACCGTAGAGGGTTATCCAGACATCGCCGGGGAGTTTGACTCGCAGTTCGGACTCACGGGGGGCCTCAATACGGATGTCGGCGGTAGCTTCCTTGAGGTAGGACCACGCAATTTCCTTGGCCTGCTGTCGAAACGGCGCGACATAGGCGTATCGGGCATTCTTCTTCTTGGTCTGGAGACCCTTGATAACGAGGTCATTCACACAGGCGACGGTCTTACCCATCCGTCGGTGACAAACCATCAAGCTGTATTTCTGGGACCGATTATGGAAGCCCAGAAACTGCTCACGGGGTTTATAGGGTATCTGAATCACTGTTCAGCAACGACATCCAGCGGGGAGGGCTGAATACCCTCGGGGAGGTGGATATGGACCGTACCACCCGAATTCGTATTACCCGTAGGTCGAGGAGGGGGTGCCAGCTTCATCACCATCTTCATGTATTCGGTGGGGTTTTCCTTCGCCCACTTCTTCACGAATTTCTTACCACCAAGCTCCTCAAAGACATCACCCATAATCTGGTGGATAGGATGACCCGTCCCCAGAACCATGGGAGCTTCGCTCCGAGCGTCGCTCCGAGCTTCATCCTTCGGGCTGACTGCTTTGCTCATAATCCATCCCCTCCTCTATCGAAGGCTCCTCACGTAACAAGTCGGCTGCATAACGCATATGGTCAGATTTCGGGTCATCCACATCAAAATCCCGCGCCATCACCTGTTCAGGTTCAGCAATATGACCTGGCTGATTACTGAAACGGCGGTTACGACTGGGGACCTCCCATCCATTTGGATAACCGTATGACCGACGCCTATCCACGCAGGGCCTGCGCATACATAGCCGCTTGAGGAGGACCACCCTGCGGACCCATAGGCGGACCACCTTGAGGGCCACCCATAGGGGGCTGTTGCGGTGCAACCGGAGGCTGTTGCGGAGGCTGTTGTGGCATACCAACGGGCGGCTGCATAGGGCTTGGAACGGCACCTTGGGGGACAGGAGACTGCATAGGACTACCAGCGGGTATCGGACCACGTTGAACGTCGTTCAGATTCTCAACCATACCAAAAACTCCAAAAAAAA